GGTACAGATAATCTTTACTCAGCATTTTTGGGTGTTACACCTTCAGGCAGTTTATTACCGTCTACAGGTTCAGAACTTATTACTTCATATGTAACGGCATCTTCTGATGTTATCCCGTTAGACGACGTTAATAAATCGATATATAAACGCTTATACCACAACCTACCATACCTCTTAAATAAGAAAGGTACAATTCAAGGTATCAAAGCTTTAATTGCCTCTTATGGTATTCCTAATACAATTTTACGTATTAGTGAATTTGGTGGTAAAGATAGAGATAATTCAAATGACTGGGATTACTGGTACAATAAATTTGGATACTCATTCTATACTTCAGGTTCAACATTCCTTTCAAGCTCATTTGCTTTAAATTCTACTTGGGGAGCTGTAAGTAACAAACCAGGAGCCGTAGAATTTAGATTTAAATCTGATGGTATTCCAACAGCTAATTTCTCACAATCACTTTGGAGTACAGATGGTGGAGTTGAATTACAACTATTATACAATGGTTCAGGTTCATTTTCGGGTTCATATTCGGGCTCAATAATTAACCCAAATAATACTTACGGATATTTAAATTTCTACCCTGACTATTCAACACCGGCTAATAGTGCTAGTGTTTATTTACCATTCTTTGATGAAGGTTGGTGGTCAGTATTAGTTAATAGTAGTAGTGCTGGATACGAACTTTTTGCTAAAAACAAAATTTACATTGGAGACGATGCTTCAATGTTAGGTTTCCAAGCATCTGCTTCAACTTCTCCCACAGAACCTAACTGGGGGGCTTCAACACTTAGCTATTTTGCAAGCGGTAGCCAAACAAAATTCTCAGGTTCTTTACAAGAAATTAGATACTATAAAACAGCATTAAGCGAATCTGTATTTGATGATTATGTAATGAACCAACTCTCAGCTGAGGGTAATACATTAAACTCTGCTCCTTTAGAATTAGCATTTAGAGCACCTTTAGGTTCAGAATTAAATACAGGTTCACTTGAATCCGTACATCCTAAAATTACAGGTTCTTGGACAGTAACTCAATCATTTGCTTCTGATAGCAATTTTACATTTAGTGCTACTCCGACATTTGTACCTGGAACTGAATATATTTTCCTAGATCAACCTGCAGCTGGTATTAAAAACCGTATTACTGATAAAGTAAGAATTGGTGAACAAGTTTTACCAACAGGAAGTAATCAAGTATTATCTCAATATCGTTCAATTGAACAACAATTACCTTTATCTCAATCATTTACTCCTAATGTAAACTTGTTAGAGGTAGCATTTTCTCCTCAAAACGAGATTAATGATGATATTATTGAACAAATCGGTTACTTTAACTTAGGACAATACATTGGTGACCGCCGCTATTTTGACTCTTCAGATACCCGCTACGAAGATTTATACAGATTAGCAAACGAATACTTCCAAAAATACACTCACAACTATGATGTTTGGGATTATATTCGTTTAATTAAATATTTTGATAATTCACTATTTAAGATGATTAAGGATTTTGTTCCTGCTAAAACATCTTTACAATCAGGTGTAGTTATCAAACAACACTTACTTGAAAGAAATAGATACCCACAACCTCAAGTAACCCACTCATTCCACTACTACAGTGGTTCTATTGAAGTAGGTTCAATTGAAGGGGGAGCTGGTGGTTCAGTTAACAACTTAAACTACTTAGCTAATAACCCATACGAACAAAGTATTGGAACTGAATTACCCTCAGGTACTTTAGTAACTCAATTGACCCAATCTTATAGTCAATCTTTAGATACAATTGGGGGTACTTTTAATGTAATCGATTCTACTCAACAAGAATTTTATAATGGTGAGTATAGTGGATCTACCATTACAGCTACTTCACAAGTATTAAATCCTGATTGTCAAGTTTGGCTTCATGGTTTGCCAGATTCTTATAACTACTCGGCATCTGTATTTAATACTACAGCTTCCTATGTTACTGAAGCCCGTTTTATAGATTCAGATAATACTCCTATGGTTACGGGGTATACTTACTTCTTATTTAATGGTACTAGTGTATCTAAAATTAGAATTTCTAAAACAGATGCTAATGGTAACGTTTTGGGGGCAAATGATATTGGAAATTTACTTTCCTTATCAACCATCTCAGAACTTGGAAGTAAAACATACACATTCGCCGGCAATCCTACAGATTTAGGTACCGATTATCTTTATACAGTAGTCAACTCCGTAGGAACTCCAACATACACTTCAAACAACATTATTGATGTATCTTTTGGTTTAACTGGAGCTGCTGGAGGTATTTATACTTTTGTAAATGGTAGTGCTGGGTATGGCAAACATTATCAAATTGATGATGGGGGTGCTTATGATAGTATGTGGTTTTGGTCATTTAATGACGGAATAAACTACGATAGAGATATTGCTGTAACAGATAAAAACTCATTCTTTAGTGATAGTAAAATCTATGACAATACAAACGGTGAGATGATTTATCATTATTCTAATGATAATCTGTTGTATGTTAAAGGTGGAAATGCCTTGGGTTCTTCTGGTAGAAGTTTCAGAGCTAATGGTGTTACCACTAGTGGTTGGTCAGGTCAAGTAATGTTGGCCTTAATGGCTGAAACCCCAACACGAAATATTATTGTTTGGGATAGTTCAGATGGTTGGATAAGTTTAAGTACATCTCCGGTAGCTTGGATAGGTACTTTCCGAACTTCATCTATGTTCTCTTCTTATGAGGATTTATTTACTTCTACTTATGCTACTAATCCTAATATTTCTTACCATTTAGGGTTTGTTACTAGATCTTTTGCTTCTTTCCAAAGCACTATGGAAATTGATTTTACTTCTGCTGGTTTTGATTTTTCAATTTCACAATCTAGTTATGGACTTGAAAATAAGGGAGCAACAACACTTATCCCAGAAGCTTCAACTCCAGGTACCTTCTTAAACTCAGATTGTGATGTTTTGCAAGGTAATGCCGATGATGATAGAGCAAGTGGTTTTTGGATGGATGTAGATTATTCTACAAATGCAGCCATTGCTGTTAATAGTTCAACAATTTTAGCAAATGCTGCTGTAAAAGCAGATGTTCAAGATTCTAACTATACTTTAGCCCGCCATATTAATCCTAGATACGAAGGCTCAAGAACAACCTCAGAATACATTAATAATTGGACTTCAGGTTCAACAAATACATTTGGTAAATTAGCAGTAGCAGATCAAGAAAAAACATACTTTGCTTATTTTGATTTTATTAATGCTTTAAATCCTGAATTAAAAGGTAAGAGTATTGCCCACATTCAGTTCCTTGTAGATGAAAATGGAAACTCAATCCCACCAGATGAAACTAAACTTTATATTACACAAGGTACATTTAAAACAGGTGAAAAAGTATTTGTAAACTTAAATGATCCTTTACGATTCGAAGTTCCAATGAACCAATTAAATGGTGAAAAAACTATTTTTAGAGGTGGTCAAAGAATAGATACTTTACTTTATACTGATAGTGGTAGCTCATACTTCCCAACAGCTAGTTTTGATACTGGTTCATTTAGTGTTACTAACTACGAATTTAGTGCTACTAGAGCAGGGAGTTACAACATAACCTCAGGCACTAATGCCAAATATGATTGGAATAGTACAACCAAAGCAGCAACAGCCCCCAGCACTTGGGCTTTAGGAACAGATACATTTACTTTTGGATCAGACACAGATACACCTGTAAATTTTGAAAATAAAGTATCTCTTTCAGGTGGATTTGGAGGTACTTTTCAAATTTACTTAAAGAAAAATTATGTAACAGGTAGTGATCCTGCTTCATCAGGAACTACATTAGATTTTATTTCTGATACTCAGGGTTCATTTAATAAAACTTATACTTTATCTAGTGGCTACCAAAACTTTTCATCAGGAGACGAAATTTCAGTAGTAATTAAAAATATTAGTTATTATTCAATGAGTGTGAATTCAGGTGGTTCAGATTATTTTAAATCAACAAACCAAATCAACCCTTATGGAGAAACATTAGCTCCATTCTGGACTGGTACAGGTTCAGCTGATGTTTGGATTACAGGTTCAACCGGTTTAAGTAGTTTATATGGTGCCAAACAATTAGATTTAATTCCTTACAATGGAACCACAAATGATCCTGAGTTTGATCCTATCATTCAAGATTTTACAGTTAAAGTAGGTGATGAAATTAGATTTAAAGGAACTGAAGCTTACTCTAGAATGATAGTTGATGTAATAGAACCTGAATCATCAGTTGATGGTAGGTTATACATTAAATTAGACACAACTCTCCCAGTTAGTGGTTCAGTATATTCTGGAGCAGGTTATCAAACATTATTAGATCATTTTATATTAAGAAGATATGTTGATGATGCTTCATATGTAATCCTTGATACTAAAAAACCAATTGGTTCAACCTCACCAGGTACTATGAAACCCCAATATGTAACTGATCTTCTTGATGCAAACTTCTCAGCAGCTACAGAAGCTATTATCAAAAGTATAACTTAACTTGGAAAATAACTTACAATTTCACATATTTATTAAACGACAATATTTATAATAAAATCAACCCATGGGATATTTAAATAATTCGGTAGTAACAGTTGATGCTATCTTAACGAAAAAAGGTAGAGAATTGCTCGCTAAAGGTGACGGCACGTTCCGTATCACACAATTTGCTTTAGGCGATGACGAAATCGACTACACTTTGTACAATCCTTCACACCCTTCAGGTTCTGCTTTCTACGGACAAGCAATTGAAAATATGCCTCTTTTAGAAGCATTTCCTGATGAGCAACAAATTATGAAGTATAAGCTTGTAACTCTTCCTAGAGGTACTGCTAAAATGCCTATCCTAGATTTAGGATACACAGGTATTACTTTGAAACAAGGTGCTACATTGGTAATTACACCTCAAACACTTAACTATACTGGAGGAAACCAATTCGAAGCTTCAGGATACACAGCTACTATCGGTGATGTAAGAACCATGGCTTCATTTACCGCTACAGGAATTGATACTCCTTCAGCAAACGCTGCTAACCAAACAGTAACATTAGGTACTTCAGTATCTAAAACAGTGGTTGGTACTTCAATCAGCTTAAAAGCTACTACAGTTAATACGTTGTTTGGTTCAAATACATCATTGTATACTACAATTACAGTAACTGGTAGAGATTCAGGAGCTAGATTAACTATTCCAGTAACCATTACTAAGACAGTTTAAAAATATAACAAATGGCATCATTTAAACAATTAGAAGTAGACGATTTCGTAATTTCATCAGATTCAATTTCTGCTACATTATGGAGTACAGGTAATCCTACGTTAACCGCTTTTTATACTTCATCTACTCAAGCAGCATCATCTGCTGGAAATTATTATCTTTCAGTTTATCAAACGGGTTCTACTGAAACCTCAGCTGCGGTTCAATTTGATATTACTTATGCCAATGAATATGGTAGTGGTAGTTTACTTTATGATTCAGCAGTTAATGGTAAATCATATACAAGAAGTATCTACGGCCAATACCGCAACTTAGTATTAGGTGATGAAAATTCAAGAATTACTTTTGGTGGTGTTACTCAATCTGATTTTTATGTAATTAACTTCGAAAGAGCAAGATACAAAGAAAAACTATTTTTAGGTTCCTTTAACCTAATCCTTTCAGGTTCAGCTGCAAACCGTCAATTAAACTTAACAGACAATAGTAACGAAACAACTGTAGTAGAATACTGTGATGCCGGTAGAATCTACCAAATCATCTCAGGTTCAAATGGTGCTGCAAATACTCAATTAAATTCTAATGGGTACACAACTTCTCAGGGTTCATATGGTGTGTTACTCCCAGATATTGGTGTTGCTTTATTAAATGCTGCTGCCTTAGATTTATCATCTCCTCAAGGAATTGCTTTATCAACTGGTAGAAACCCAAATACTGATGATGATAATGCTTCTAAATTATTTGCTACAATTAATCGTGGTAAATCATTTAAAGTAAATTCTGAAGAAACAATTTCATCTGATTTTATCTTCGTAAGAGCTAGAAACAGTGAATTCAATTATTCAGAAAACCCATCATTTATTTCAGGTTCAACAGGTGAGGTATTGTATCAATCATTTATCAATGCCCCTCAAACTTATATTACAACTATTGGTTTATACAATGATACTAATGATTTAGTAGCGGTAGCTAAATTGTCACGACCTTTAGAGAAAGACTTTACAAAAGAAACTCTTGTAAGAGTTAAGTTAGATTTCTAATGAATGAGTGCATTCAAACAATTTTTAGCCAAGGACACCAAAATTGTCCCATTTACTGTTAATAAAGACTTTACTTTTAACAGCAGCGAATTCTCTTCGTCTGTAGCCGATACAGGTACTTATAAAGAATTCGTAGGGATTGATAGATTCCAAGGTACTAATTTAAGTGGTTCTCTTTTTGAAACAGCAACTGATCCAACAACAGGTGCTATTTCTACTCAATATCAAAGACAAGTATATGATTCTGTAAAAGAATTATATTATTCAAATTTTATCTCTTCAAGTTGGGGTGACATTAACACTGCTATCCCAACTCAAGAAATTTCGGGCTCAATTCATACACCAAGCTATTACAATTACCTTTCAAGCACATTAACGGCTTCAAGACACTTCCCAACAGCTTCAGGAGCTCATATCTCAGTAACATCTATCCCTTCAAAATTATTTGGTGAATATATTCAACCAAAATCATTTGATTTCAAATATACTGATTCATCAAGTGCTGTTTTACAAATTTGGGATGATGGAGAAGGTAATTTATATAGCTCAGGTTCATATGCTTTTTATTCTGGAAGTGTATTCACAAGTCAATCTAGTGCTTATTATAGTGGTGTTACAGGTCCAATAGGACCCCCAGACCTATATAGTACTCTAGAATTCCTAAACCCAGGATTAACTATCCCTTCGGGGTATGTTCTTACATCTATAGACTGGTTAGGTACCTCAGGTTACTCTCCATTTTATGAAGTAGGTACAGGTATATTAGACTCAGTAACTGATCCTACAATATTAGCTACTATTGGAGTATCATTGGGTCAAATGTTAGCTAGTGATGTAGGTCAATTTTATTTTGATATTTCAGCCGGTGAAGATGTTGGAGGCGAAATAAGATTTACCTTCCAAAGTTCTTCATTTGAAGGAAGTGGTTCTATCTCGGCAAACGAAAATGTAGGTAATATTATCTACGAACATGGAATGGCTATCTTTACAAACCAAGGATTACCATTAACCAACTTAACAATCCACCCCAACGTAACATGCTCATTTAAATCAGCATTTACAATTTACGAAACACAATACAAATGTACAGTAAGGGAAAGCGAATTTAATTTTAGTTTAAACCCTTCAATTTCATCAGGTAGTACAGCTTACTCAAGCTCAAATGGGACTTTCTATACTCCAAGTGAGTTTTTATATGATTACGCAACAGGTTCTTATTTTAGTCCATACATTTCTACAATTGGATTGTACGATGACGATCAAAACTTATTAGCAGTAGCTAAATTAGCACAACCTATTCAAAGTTCCCATACTACAGATACTACCATATTAGTTAATTTAGATCTGTAAAAAATGAATTGGAAATATAAAGATAAAGAAATTGCGGCCATTACTGACTTTCCAAAGGAAACATATGGCTTCGTATACAGAATTACCCATACCCCTACAGGTAAAGCTTATATCGGAAAGAAAATAGTTCAAAATACAACCAAAGTAAAACTTACTAAAAAAGAACTAGCCGAATATGCTAACGTTGTAGGTAGAAAACCAGCATATAAATTAGCTGTAAAAGAATCAAATTGGAAAACATATTGGGGTTCAAACAAGTATCTTAAAGAATTATTAGAAACTGAACCACAAGAAAATTTTGAAAGAACTATTTTAGTTTGTTGTCCTACCAAAAAGTTGTTAACTTACTACGAAGTTAAACTACAAATGGTATATCAAGTTTTAGAAAAACCGGATGAATTTTTTAATGACAACATTCTCGGAAAGTTTTTTACACGTGACTTTGATGTCTAAAAATAGTTTCGTATATTATAGGTTATGGTAAATGAACTACTAGTAAATCTAGTTAATTCTGTTTTAGGAGCAGGTAAACGCACAGCGAGAGGCAATCAAGCTTATCACTGCCCATTCTGTCATCATACAAAACCTAAATTAGAAATCAATTTTACCGAAAATAAACAAGGACACAATCCTTGGCACTGTTGGGTTTGTAATAAACAAGGTAAAACCATCAACAGTCTATTTAAACAAGTACAAACAACCCCAGAACAATTTTCTGAACTAAAAAAACTAGTAAAAACTGGTTCTGAAGTACAAGAAGTTGTAGTTACCCATACTTTAGAATTACCTAAAGAATTTAAATCTTTAATAGGCAACAATGATATTATTGCTCGCCATGCTAAGGCCTATCTAAAGTCAAGAAACATCAATATAGATGATGTTCTTAAATACAATATTGGTTATTGTGATAGTGGACGCTACGCAAATATGATTATAATTCCTTCGTATGATGCTGATGGTAAACTCAACTATTTTACAGGTCGTTCATTTGAAAAAGACCCATACGTTAAATACAGAAACCCAGAAGTATCACGCGACATTATACCATTTGAGTTGTTTATAAACTGGGATTCACCGCTTATATTGTGCGAAGGACCATTTGATGCCATAGCCATTAAAAGAAACGCTATCCCGCTTTTAGGCAAAAATATACAACAAAACTTAATGAAAAAAATCGTCACATCTAGTGTTGAAAAATTATATATAGCATTAGATACTGACGCCAAAAAGCAAGCTATCCAGTTTGCTGAATATTTTATGAATCAAGGTAAAGAGGTTTATATGGTAGACCTTGAAGGGAAAGACCCGAGTGATATGGGATTTGCTCATTTCACTAAATTAATCCAAAATACTTATCCTCTTAATCAATATGAATTGATGGAGAGAAAGTTAGAATTATTATGAGTAAGAGAAACATTAAAAAGTCTTACGACAGAATTTTAGAAATTTCAGAAGACGCAAAACAAATCACAATGCCAGACTCACGCTATTACAGACGTAATGGTGAGTATTACCCCTCAGTAACCTATGTTTTAGGTGTTTATCCCAAAGGTAAATTTTTTGAGGATTGGCTTAAAAAAGTAGGTTATTCTGCTGACTACATTGTTAAAAAAGCAGGTGAAGAAGGTACTCAAGTACACGAAATGATTGAAGCGTATTTGAATGGAGAAGAATTGAACTTTTTAGGAGCAAATGGTCGACCAATTTATCATCCTGATATCTGGCAAATGTTCCTTCGTTTTGTAGAATGGTGGGAAGAATACAATCCTACACTAATCGAAACTGAAGTACACCTATTTTCAGACGAACTTAAAGTAGCAGGTACTTGTGATATGGTTTGTGAAATTGATGGTGAACTTTGGATTGTAGATTTTAAAACATCTAACAACATGCATACTACTTATGAATTACAAACTGCGGTTTATGGTAAAATGTATGAAGAATGTTATGGTAAAAAAGCTGACAGACATGGTTTACTTTGGTTAAAATCTAATAAACGTAAAGGTGCTAAAGATAAGATGCAAGGTAAAGGATGGGAAATGGTAGAATCATCTCGTTCTCAAGAAGATAATTTAGATATTTTTCAAACAGTTAAAAAATTATTTGACTTAGAAAACCCAGAACATAAACCCGTGTTCACAGAATTCAAAACACAAGTTAAAAGAAAATTGTAAAATGTTTGGAGGGGCGAAAGCCCCTTCATACATTTACGTAAAATCAAGGTTATGAAATTAGATCTTCCCCTAGTAATCGATCAAGCAGGAGGTAGAAACAAAATTACCCCTCGCCATTACCAGTCTCACAATTGGAAAAAAATGGTTGGAAAAACGCTTAAATGTAATGTTTTCCCTACATTTCTAGGAAAATTTTTATATCGCGATGAGGTAAAGGAGCGTTGTTATTTTGAATTACTCCCCAATCCAGATTATCCCAAATACAATTCATTAGCAGGTAAAATAGAATACTTACCAGAACGCAATGTTTTGTATATGGAATTTAAAGATTAATAAATTTTTACATATTTATCTATAAACGTGCGTTAAATGATTTCATTGGTTCAACTTTTG